CGTGGGGGCACAGTCAGGCATTTCGCCTATATGGGAGAGCCGATTACGTTGTGCAGCGGTTGTAAGACCGCTGGGGGGATAACACGTGTTACTGTGTTATACCTGGCGTAATTGGCTCTTCTGAGCGCGTTCGCTCACAATGGAGGTACGATGGTAGATTCAAAGGAAAAGGTTAATCTCTCTAAACCTACGTCTAGTCTAAACCTGGTCTGGGGCACGAATGGACAGCTTAGCCGAATAGCTAACTTTACGCATTCACGTGCCAGATCTGGTATAGTACAAAAACGTTCACAGGAAAAGGAGATTTGGCCCAATCCATCCGTTGTACCGCTGTCTGTCCACAATGTCGATTTCGACAAAGTGGAGCAGTATTCTTCGGGTTTTCAATACACTATCCCAAAGTGGGATGGCGGATTGAAGTCTAGTGCTAAGATTGTTGGAAAACAAGGGGCTTTACTTGCCCACCCAACAGTCGTTAACCTAGCCTCGTCGACGCTGCATTCGATAACGACAGCACAGAGGGATCGTGCCAGCGCGCAAGCGTTGTCACGTGTAGGGGGTCGAAATCGACCCGAGCTTGGCGTATTTCTAGCTGAGCTCGGCGAAACGATATCCTTACTTCGAAATCCATTGAAATCGCTTTCAAATCTTGTGGCTAAGTATCGGAGAGTTGTTCGCTCTAGATACGACGCGGGAATAAAGAAATACCGCGTATCCCACATACCTTTGGAAGCACGACGTCGGAGATACTTCGAAGCAGCAGCAGGATCTTGGCTAACCTATAGGTACGGTGTCAGACCATTACTAATGGAAATTGACAACGTTGCCCGACAGGCGTCAGATCTTAGCTTACGGTTTCACGACCGATGCTATTCTGCCAGAGGTGCTGATGTTATTGTGTACTCGTACGCAAATCAGCAGACGTCGGAGGCTATGTACAATGATCAGCCGTGGGAAACATACCCGGTTTGGTTAAATGTGCTACGAATGAGACAAGAAATCACCAAATGCAGCTACGTTGTGCGTTATAAGTATAGGCCTGAAATGGCCGACGCCGCCGTGCTTGCATCATGGGGTTTATCTCCAACGCAAGTTGCTTCGATAATATATGAAGCAACTCCTTTCTCATTCATGCTTGATTGGGCTGTTAATCTCGGCACGTGGATAAGGGCTGTAGAGCCAAAACCACACGTCGAAGTCGTTGACATCATACGTACCGACAAATGGTCGGATATCTATGTTTTAAACTCTGTTGGCGCTAGTTATCGTTATGGAATTTCCAATAACGTTAGTCGCGTAGATGGCGTAGGATATTCGATTAGGACGAAAATGTCCCGTAGGAAGGAAACGAATTCTTTTACAGCTCCAAAACCGCAAATTCAGCGGAGTGGCGAAACGCTCCTTCAAGAGCTTGACGTCGCTTCTATCTTTTCAACCTCAATTATAAGGAATCTTGGATATGGGCGCAAAAAGCTTTAGTATCCTCGCAGGTGGCACGGTAAGTGCTACTGGTGGAACCGCAAAAACATACGCTTCAGACGGCCAAGCCGTACCGAACGGTGTTCATGTTATCGACTCGTCTGTTACAGACTTTCGAGTTCGGCCAAATGCTACTCTTAAGAACCGGAATCCGGTTTATAAGGACGGCAAGTTTGGGAAAGACAAGAAGACTGCAACTTTGGTTAGACCCGAGCTGCTCGCTTCTGGAGAAGTAACTTATAACCTTATTCGCATCGAGCGAGAGGTTCATCCTGAAACTTCGGCTGCCAATGCTCTTGAATTAAACATTCAAGGCTCACAGTTGTTATTTGACTCTGAGCTCGCTGCATTCTGGGCAACCGGATCTACAGAATAAGTCTTAGGGCATTTCGCCCGCTTTTTCCATCTAAAATTCAAATGGAGATCTCCAATGAATACATCTGTAAAACTAAAGAAGCGTACCGGGTCTCGAACTAAAACGAGCCAGGGAAAGAAAAGCTTCACTGGGGGAGTGTCAACAGACACTGTTATGATTAACATTTATAACAACCTCATCAGCGACTTTCAGCGCGGGGGAAGGTCCGATTTATCTCGGTTTAGGATACGAAAGGTAAAGGATGTTCGTGAATTCGAATTTCCATGTTGCCACAATGCATCCACTTCCATTTTCAAGCAAACTTATCAGCTTGAAAAACTTTTCTCGCGTTATACGGCTCTCGATGACAAATACACACCGAAAGAGGTTAACGAGATGACTCTAGAAAGTTTCGAAAGAGACAATCTGGACATTTCTAGACCGCGCGGTCAGAGGTCAATTCTATCACATCGGGTTATTACTAAGGCTCGCAGTTTTATACGCGAGGTTTTAGGGCCGGTTGATCTAGATGAGATCTTCAGTCTGAGCCGTTTTGGGAAACGGGCATCCATCGGAGTTCCTCTTCTTAACTCGTATCTTGACGTTAAGATGAGGTTCCCTATTAGTTGCACCGAAAAGCTCATACCACTCTTCAATAAGTTCTTAAAAGGTGATCCTAACCTTCATGAGCACTTGTTGCATACGTACCCTGAAGATTGCTTTAATGCGTATGAATGTGTGGAGTCGCTTAAGCTGTCGCTTGTACCTAAGAAATACGATAAACACCGCCCTATAGAACCATATACAACCGTAGCTTGTTTACTCAGCTTAGGTGTAGGTTCCGTACTAAGGGAACGGTTGGAGACCATAGGTTTATACTTGTCTACCTTGCAATCAAAACATCGAAAGCTGGTTGAGACAATATCTAAAACCGGTTCTCACGTGACGCTAGATTTATCGGCGGCATCCACGAGAATTAAATGGGAACACGTCATGGCTCTTTTCCCATATCAATGGGTTAAGCTTCTCAAGCTCTTTTATGTTAATAAGCTTCGAGTTGCTGATGATCGTGCAGACCTGTACACAGAGACTTTTGCTGGTATGGGTTGTGGATTTACATTTCCCCTCCAAACGTTAATATTTTACTCGCTAATTAAAGCGATAAATGAACTTGGTAATTCCGGAAGATCTTTCTGCTCCGCCTATGGGGATGATTTGATATATCCCTCACCTATCCACAAATACGTAACTCACGTATTCTCAGAATTAGGTTTTAAAGTCAATAACAGTAAAACGTTTGCGACCGGCGTGTTTCGAGAAAGCTGTGGTGAAGATTGCCACAATGGAATTACAGTCCGACCTTTCTGTCCTGAAGGTTCGACACAAGTGTTGCGGGGTACTCGTTTAGCTGCTTATCTCTACAAAACGTTGAACGGTCTTCTGCAAAGATGGCCTGAAAGCGAAATCCCCAGCGTGGTGCATTATCTAAAGAACATGATATGCATTTACACAGGTGCAATACTTATCGTTCCTCCCTCCTTTCCTGATTACTCAGGGCTGAAAAGTTCTGATCCAGAAAATTATGAGGAATGGTATAGGCCTGTTGCAGTACCACACTGGCACAACAAAACAAAACATGTCGCGAAAACTGGACAGGTTTTCTATGTTGTGGAATGGCAGGGTCACTGGTCATTCCGATGTATTGGAATGAAATCAGAAGACCAACCTGTTTCAGCCGTTTACCCATATTTCTGGGATCGGTTGAGGCAGGACTCGACAGTTGAAGATCCTTTTGATGCATGGGATATCTTGGAAGATATTCCCGCGCTCAGGTGGGTCTCTGTTGTCGTTCCTGCCCAGAATGGAAGAGCTCCATCGAGACGCAGTGTCCCATGCGTTATCCGCAAGGGAAGTACAAAGGTTCAACGACGCGAAGCAGCAATTAGTAATTGGTGCTAAGGTACTATAAACCTTAACTCTAC